TACTGAAATAACATCTATGTGTGAATATGCTACCGTTGTAGAATCTAGCGTAGTATTACCACTACTGTCCATTAACTGGATACCAAAAGCCATTAGCTAAGATCCCCTATCTTCACCCTTAGGGTGCCGGCTGAGTCATATACTTTTAAAGTACTATTGGTCATCTCCATTCTAGCACCAGAAGTTGCACTCTTAACGTTAAGCGTCCCTCTAAATGTTCCAGAGTTAAACTCAGCACTACCATCTTTACCTATATTCCACCCAGTTACACCCGCAAAGTAGTTATGGCTCTGGACACTGGTCATAGCCGCTTTAGTAAAACTAGCCTCATATGCTGTAATCTCTGTAGCAATACCATTCTGCCACGTCCCAGAATCAGCCCCTGCATTAAATGCTCCGCTAACCCCAGCACTAGCCGCTGGATACGGATCACTATTAGCACCAGCAGTTGTCCTTAATCTAACCCAATAGTAATATGTACCAGAAGTTGGTGGGACATCAGCCATAAGCTTACCAGCTTCGACCGCTATCATCGTACACCCATCCAAACCAGTAAAATCACAGCTGCTGCTAGTACTTCTCCATATCTCAGTGACATCATGCCCAGCATATGATGCCCAATCCCAAGTAAGAAATATCTGGTCCGTAGAAGGGGTAGTAGCGAGTGAGGTAGGTGCCGAAGGTACAGCTGGAGTATAACTACTAGCTGCCGATCCATATCCCGTACTACTATCCTCTGGGGCTGATACAGCACTACCAGCACTAGCAACGATAACGCCAGAACTAAACAACTCTCTAAGCGTTACAGCTCTATCAAGCTTATCCCCTCTTAACCCGAGCCTTACTTCAACTGCATTCTTTACGGCTGAGAGGAACCCATAGAGTGTACCTTGAGGTGGTTCAGGGATGGCCGGTATCTTAGTCTCGGCCATTACAACGACCCTAGATCTTTTACTGTATTACCCAAAGTTATAGAATCAACTGTAGTAGTACCTGATACTTGTATTTCGTACTTATAAACTCTTGGGTAACTAGGCAACCTAACTGGACTATTACTTGTAATAGACACTGCTGTCTGCTCAACCCCATCTAAAGTCAGTGTAAGTACTACAGGTTCAGCAACTGTATGATGACCTATAACCTGTACTGCTGAAAAGGCTAAAGGTTTATCTAACATTAACTCAGCAGATTTCCATGTAAACGTACCCGCGGTACCTTGTGCCCACTTAGTAATACTCGTACCCTGCGATATATACAGTGAATCCTCTTCTAATATATTGTGCCCCGCCGTAGCCGTATGAGTAAACGTAGTAAAGTCATTGCTGCTCGGGGCATATATAAACCCGCCAGTACTGTGGAAACCTACATACTTATCTTCCCAGTAATAGGCGTGGATTCCGCTAGGTGTAAGACTCTGCCAGTAGTCACGATCTATAATATCTCCTGTAACTAACTTAGCTCCAAAACTCTTAACTTGAACAATACCATCTGGTGCTGCATATAGAACACTCTCACCCATGTCCACCATACTACGACTAGACACACAAGCCTGATTAACCTCTAGCTTAGTTTGCGTAAGTGAGTTAGGTGATACACCAGTAACTAGGTAAGGGTTGCCCTTAGTGGATACCACAAGTGTCTGTCCAACTGCAGCTAATCCCACTATGTCATAGTCTATAGTGATCCGATACTCTTCAGGCCAAGCATGTGGGTAGTAGGCTTCACTAAAACAAATCTCTTTACCTGTATACCCTGCCATAATGCCGTTAGCCATCATAGTAAGACCTTTGAGCGCACCTGTAGGGTAGGCCCAGTCATACTGGTATGTAGTTGATGAAACCGCTACTGTGTTGAATGGAGGTGGTGGAAGCCAGTTAGTGCTAGTAATAGACGCGGCTAGATTCTCTGTAAGCGTACCGTCTGTTATAACGCTGCCCGGAGTAGTCTCCGTCACATACTGATATGCTGCTCCAGTCGTACCTGTAGCTACACGGTATATACGCACCTTCGTTATGTTAGGTGTGGGTGCGCCCGTAGGAGTTGTAATGCTTGGCGTACTAGGAACTGTAACGGTCACTTCTTGATCTACATAATATATATCAATAAGTCCAGATGGCACACTAGGAGGACCTTCTTCATACTGGTCCGTAACGTAAGTACACACATATGCAGTAGTAATTTTATCTGAATCAGCTGGAGCAGTATGCCCACCCTTTGTACTTGGCGTACCAATAACTGGTGCGCTAACCGGAGGTGGAACCCCAAGACGGCGTGTAGTATTAGGGAACGGTGCTACTCCAGTATTTAGTGAGGCATATGTCATCTCTGGAACTGCCCCACCACTAAGGTAAGTTCTGTTCTCAGTAGTCCCTGGTACTGCCCCTTGTACTACGCTATGCTCGTCGTTATCCTCAAACCATAAAGTACCAGCCCCATTAGGAAACCCATATAAACTTTTAGCAACAGCTGAAACTGTGCTACTCCCTGATGCTAACGGGGATTTTAACGGGTTTATTTTACCTGAGGTAAGGTCTATATTTGAGGCTATCTGTGCATACCCGCCCTGCAACTCTTTAGGATCTAACTTTGGGGATATACCTTTAAATAATTTAAATGATACCGAGGCCATTAGATGCCCCCGTATTGAACTGTGTGCGTTGTCCTAACGCCGCCTGTCTCACTTTTAGTTGTAATTACGTCTATAAGATCACGGTACTCATCCCTATGATATCCCGCTAAAGACCCATCAGTCCACGGCTTATTAGCCATAGCAAATAGCCTCATAAGTGCCCCATGCCTGAAAGCATCAGAATACTCATTAAATATATAATCTTCAATCCGTTTAGCAGTCGTAGACGGTTTAAGCACTACCAGCATATCTAGTGCCTTACCCGCTACCGGAGTAGGTGAAAGTCTTATTACCTTAGGGTTAATCATCCCATAATACTGGGTAGCCCCAGATGTATAATTAATCAGCTTCTCATAAGGTTTTCCCACGAGGATAGTGCCACCGTACTCAACTCTGATAATCTCAGATACGACCGCCCCTGATGGAGGCTCCATATCATATTCACTATTAGTCGTGGTTATTATAGTATCCTGCTCGAACTTCCAGCAACGAGTCCGCTCACAGAAATCTATCGCTATATTGCGAACTTCACGGATAGCTAGAGCATCAACTACCTCTGGAATATCTATTCGTAGTTCATCGGCTAAAGTTTCAAATGCTACCTGTGCCATTTACGATGCACCTCTGGCGGCTATTCCCGCATTATAATTATCTAAATAAACTTTAGCATTAGTTGTACTGCCAAAATCTGTATCCTTTGCAAACGCTCTATACACCATATAATCTGTCATAAGTGGTAAGAACTCATCTGGGAGCTCTAAAGTATCGCCAGTAGCAGATACCTCAATAGGTAAAGTCGAATATTTTAGCTCAAGCCTAGTTGTCGTATTTACATTTGGGTATACATAGAAAACATCTGGGGATACTAAATCATACACATATCTTTCAGCTGTTGCTTTAGAATTAACCGCTGCTGTATGCCAACTTGTACTAATAATCCCGAGTTCGTCCTCTGTACTTAATAGCGTGACCCTATTATCTGTATCATGCGTATTACGCATAACTTTAAGAAGCCTATGGAAGTTACTTATTCCTGATAAACTCTGCTCGCTACTACTGGCTACCGGAGTAAACGAAGCTATAGTTGTATTAGCAGTAGGGATCTGAGACACTATATCACGCTGTGCATCACTGAGCCATCGTAGCATCTCATTATCTGTCCAATGCTTAACGCTACCTGTATCATTAAGCAGGTCTCGTACACGACTGATAACTGCGCTAGCTAAGGCCATTACATAGCTTCCCAAGCCGCATCACGCTGCGCAGTAGTTATATCCTTACCATAATACTCTTTTAATGTATCAAGCCTAGGCAAGCCCCTAGCTGTCAGCGGGTTACTCTCCTTATCCATCATATCTTTAAGCGCTGCTATAAGCTCCGCGCTAGCCCCATCAATGGGTTCATCTACTACCGCTGTAATTTGTACAGGGGTAGGTTCAGGACGGGCTCCTATGAGCTCCGCTCCTGCTGCAAGTGCCGCATCAACAAGACTATCGTCAATATCAATAGGTCGCCTAGAGGGTATATATCCTCTTTCTACACCGTTGGTAAATCTAATACCTAATCTTGAAAATAATAATGCCATTATGCCACACCTTAAAAAATAGGGACAACACCAGAAAAGACCAGTGTTGTCGGTTTTCCACATCACCAATGAGGAAACTTGGTGGCCCCCGCTAAACCAATAGGGAGGGCCATTAGGGTTTTACGCCTGTACCTCACTAGATCTACCATCAACATAATACTCAACTACTAGGCGTGCTGCACCAGCAGTAGCCGTAGAGTTCATAGTAATATCAATAGTATCAGCCGCAGTATACTCATACCCTGTTAAGGTAAGAGCTGTGCGCCCAGTAGTTACTGCAACAGCAGTTGAAGTATAACGGTCGTCGTCACCACCATCACCTACATCTAGTGTAGCGCCTGTAGAGAAAGCAGTGTCAACTACGACAAAACCTCCTGTTACAACCGCACCATTAGGTAGGTCAATAGCAGCTTCAGCAGAACCATTAGTTAGCGAAGCAAACGTGAAATCCACATCTGCAGTAAGTGTAGTCTGACGACCAGCATCTTTAGTAATTGCCATGATAGTTCTCCATTAAATAGCAGTATCGACTGCGATTAGACCGAAGTCTTCAACGCCAGAATCGATGATTGAATGGAACTTAGGTTTCAACATACCCATAATCTTAGAGGTACTAATACCTTTCTGATTATTATAGTCGAAATCTTTCTCGTCCCAAGAAGGTTTGCCAAGGTCAGCCATAGCGAGAGCCTGAGCTCCACACATAAGAACTCGTTGACCCTTAACGCCCCAAGCACCTTCACCAGTATCAGCTGATGCTGCTGGAGTTAGTACGTGGCTATATTCATGAATCCACATACCGTCTACTAGCACAGAAGTTGAACCAGCAAAGAGCTCATTCTTAGATCCACGAACACCAGCGTTACGAACGTTAGCTAGGTAGTCTGAATCAAGTTTAAGTTTAGCCATACCCTGTGGAGACATAAAGACGTGGAAAACTTCCTCGCCGCCGCCTGCACGAATACCGCGGATAAACTTATCTTTAGCCTTAGCTTTCATCTCGACAAGCATAGCATAACTAGGAGTATCAGCTGCGCCTACTGCAGTAACATCGCCAGTTGAAAGTCCATTAGTCGCATCCCACTGGAAGTGACGATTAGCTGTAGGTGCGCTTACATCTGAAGCGAACTCAAGACTAGCAAGACTAGACCCTGAACGTGCTACGCCACTAGTAGTATAA